ACGACATCACCCTTTTTGACCGGGAGCAAGCCCGTGATATTCGTCCCTGAGTGTGCAACAGGTGCACCGCTGCTGCTATTGTATCGCATATTTTTATACATAGGCGTATGCCCGATGACGTTGCCATCCATGTCAATCGCGGCATCAAGCAGGTTTGTATATGCTGGGGCTTGGGCTACAGCGGTTGCCGTGATAACAATATCGCCGATCACCTCTGGAATAGCTATGACCCCATCTTTGTAAAATGTGGACACGTCCTCACCTCCCATCATGATTTTTACATTACTGACTTCGCACCCCGTGTCGGCAGTTATCGCAGTACAATAAGACTGCCCGTCGATGACATACGCGCGTGGGTTGCTACTTGTGCATTTTGTCAAAGCGACCCGTACAGCTCGCCTCAGCACGTCCGTGCTGCCACGCAATACAGCAGCAGTCACGTCCTTCCCGCCCATCGTCACTTTGATGGATTCAATCAATTTGCCGTTCGTGGGAGTGATGCTTGCTACGAACGGCTGGTACTGCTGCACAGATGCCGCTCCGTTGCTGACTGTGACATCAGTGAGTGTTTTTGTGATGCTGTACGTTGCGATATCTGCCGTCACTGTCTCCGGCGTCCCGTCGATCATAGCTGCTCGGAAAGCGTTGATTTTTTCGATTGTAATGCCGCACGACACCATAAAATTAACCACCTTATCGCGGAAGGTCGCACCAGGATAGGCATTCAAGTAGTTAATCTCGCGCGTCCACGGCGTTTCGTTCCTGCGACGGGCTTCCGCATCTGTGCTGACGCCAGAATTAAAACTCGAGAGTTCGTAATCCTTATCACAGTCGGATTGTGATACCCCAAGTATCGCTTCGCACAGCAGAGCGACCACGCCCGTTCGATCTGCGCCCGCAGAGCAGTGGAAGTATGTCGGCTTGTTTGCGATGACATAATCGAAGAGCGGGTCGAAGATCGCCTTGATATTCCCGCTTGACTTCTGATACGCAAGGTCGTTCCATGTCATATCAACCCACAGCATATCTACGGTCGGTCCAAAGCCACTTTCTGTCCTGCCGTTCAGTTCAGACGCAAAACGCAGGTCAATTTCCTTGAGGATTCCGAGCATATCAATCGCCTGTTGTCTGCCGTCATCGGTCAGATATCCATACATCTCGCCGCCCCTGAAGAGCAGCCCGTACTTTACCCTGCCACCATCGCAATCCCAGCCTCCAAGATCGCGCACGTTGCCCACGTTCAGCAAATGAATCATGCGGCACGCTCCGGTCGGTTTAATGACGCCCTGCTGGATAACTTTTCCGTCAACAAGCAGCACAAAAGTTGATATCGAGCCCGGTGTGCAGTTATAGATTGTGATTGCTCCTGCGCTGACCGGCTGCGAAACACTGTTACCTGTGTACCCGTCCACGATTGTCAGCGTTCCGGCGGACTTCATCACAATGTCTACGCCAACAGGTCGGTTTGCGCTCACTGTCGTCACATATTCGGGTATCTGCGAGACAGCGTAGTCCGAGGGGTCGTAAGTGACGTTTTTCAGATACCTGTCTACCTCTGCGCGGCACTGGTCAAATGTGTACACTTCGGTTTCCACTCCGGTGTTCAAGCAGCGCCTCACAGCATCGCCCATCTCCGCGACTTTGTATTTCGTTGCAGTGCCATTTTTCTCGCGGATAGCTGCTGCAATGTCCTGTACGGCGGTTTCTTCGTAGAGCTTTTTCATCTCAGTAGCTCACCTCCGTGCCATCGGCGATGGTGCCAACGATTAGATTACCAGCCTTGTCATGCGCGGTCGTGCCGGACAGCAGCGCGTCCGCCGTGACCGTATCGGCTGTCAGGTCGATCAGCGCCCTGCCGTCATATACGATTTTGCTGACTGCCATATCGTCACCCGATCGTCACGGTCATTCCGCCCGCAGGGTTCGCGGCCTCCGCATAAGGGATCGCCGCGACTGTCACACCCGACAGATAGTCATAGCCGCTGTCGGGCTGGATAGTCTGCGCGGTTGTCTTCGGCGTAGCGCTTTTGGCCTGCGCCTTGATCGGTTCGCCGGAGTATCCGCCCTCCACACCGAGGATGGTCACGCCCGCTTTGATGTTGCCCGCGATGATTTTTGCCTGTTCGGTGCTGCTGATGCCCACCTTCCCGCCGCCGGCGTGGTAGCCCGCCGGGACGGTGTACTCGCCCGTTTTGGTGGCGATCGTTCCCGTCACAGCGCCGCGGTTCGGCATCGTTCCGGTTTTCTTCGCGCCCTTCACATACGCCGTCTTGCCGAGCAGGATATCGCCTTCTGCGGCAGTGGCGTCGCCGGTGGCGGCGTCATACGCGCAAGTGCCGGTGATCTCCTCTCCATCTTTCCCGTGTGCCGTCACGCCCGCCAGCAGTTTGTCCGCGGCCACGGTGTCGCCGGTCAGGTCGATCAGCACGTTGCCGCCATAAATGATTTTACTGTATGCCATAGTCAGCCTCCAACGATAAAAGTTACGCCGCCAGCGGCGTTCGGGATCTCCCGCGTTGGGATCATGTCGATGCGCACATCTTCGCGCATTGTCTTGCTACGCGTTGGCAGCGTCTGCGCCGTGATCAGAGGCGTCACGTCATATGTGCCGTCGTAGTAGTCCGCAGTACCATCCACGCGCTGGAAATTATCAAATGTCAGTTCCAGCGTTTGATGAGTCTGTTTAAATGCCACATCAATCCGCATCAGATCACTCCATTCTTGAGCACGCGGTCTGTTGGCAATGTGTATACACGTGTTGCAAGTGCCTCGCCCCCAGCCGTGCGCACGCGCACCTGCAATTCTGTCCTATCGCCGTGCTGCAGCTTGAGCGTCTCTTCTTGCGTCAGACGCAGTGTCACAGTATGCCCAGCACACTCACAGTCTGTCAGAGCCTTATCGATCACCACGCTACCACTTTGCGCAAATGTGATATACCCGGCGGCAATTTCGGCGGTCGGCATCGGCAGCGTAAACTCAAATGTCGGCGTAGTGCCACGTATCACGATATTTCACTCCTTTCAATTGCGCCGTTAGCCGTTACTTGTACTTTCCCACGACGTAATAACTAATGCGCGGGTTCACCACGGTCGCTGGATTCGGACGCGCGAGCGCATACGCCGGTGCTCCGGTAAGTAGATCGTCGGACGTGCTAAACAGCGATACCAGCCACGCATCCCCGCTTCCGCCCATATACGATGCCGTCACCGTCGGTTCTTCTGTGAACGAAAACGGATACTTCCGCGCGGCTGCGTTGACATCGCTGCGCATCCACGTGCCAAAGTACAGCGATCCCCATGCTTCGTCGATCGCCAGAGTGTCGGTGCCAAATACCGCCCACATCTCTGCGACGCCGGACGCCCATTTGCGCCACGCCCACTTGCCGGTCGTGCCCTGGGCAACGACATAGTCCGCGCCAACACCGGATACCGACGGTCCGGAAGGACCGCTATCGGACGTGTTGTAGCTGCTGCCGGATTCGACGCTATTCCCGACCGATGTTTTGCCGGAAAAAACGAATGTGTAATCCGTGATGATTGACGGGTATTCCCGGCCGTTGATGTCCTTGACGATGACCTTGTCGAAAATGTCAAGGCGCGGATCAGACGGAAGATCGCCAGAAAATTTATATACCGGCTTTTCTTTCAGCTGCGCGTACAGCGACTCGGCAACAGCTTCGGCCGCAACGGTGATTGACCCGGCCGGCCCTTCGATACCCAGCCACAGGTTGTCGTCGTTCAGTTCAATAACGTAGCCTCCGGCACCGGAAAAATACGTGTGTTCCTGCCCGTCACTGACGAACGTCTTTTTCACGCGCACGCCTGTAACTTCTACCGGCGTTTTCGCCACCTCTACAGGGTTGATCCACTGCGTAAGCGTCACATCTGCCGCAGACGTGATCGGGCGCACAAACAGTGTATTTCCAGACACCATGGCATTGCCTCCGCAGGCCAGCGCAATTGCTTCGATTACTTGCCGGATGGTGTGTTGTGCGTCCACGGTCGCCAGCCCGTTATACTGCAAACCGTGCTGATAATCCATTGGGCCGGGCGTCAAGCCAAGCTGCTGCGCCGCCAGCTTCCACAGTTCCATATATTCGTGTTCGCCCTGCATCACTGCCGGACACAGCACGTCCGCCGCCTTCATGGCGTCGTAGCAGGTCAGCGTGGTGACTTCGTGCACGGTTTCCACTTCGTACACCTTGAAGTGGCCCATGTCCACCATGCGTTCGATTCCGTCAATGGTGATTGCCGCTTTCAGATGTGCCGTAGCCCCTTCGTACAACGACCAATAGTCGGCGTTTGACCACCCGATGTCGTACATTTCAATTGTCGCGCATTTGCACACAGATAGCCCGACGGGGTAGCTGCCGGATGATGTCTGCGCCGAGATCTTCGTGCCGCCCGGGCGGAAAGACTGCCGGCCTACCTGCAGATACTGCCCAGCCTTCAGCGTTACAGTTTCACCGTTCCTCTCAAACGTGATATCGTGATCCCACGTAAAAGATGCTTCGACCACAAAGTTCGTCTGCGATGGGTAGACGCTTGTGATTTGACTTTCGACTGTTCGCATATCATGTCACCCCCAATCACGTCAGCGGATTGACGCTGACCATGTTAAAATCCAGGGACGTAAACAACTCTTTGCCTTCGTTCAGCCGGCCAATGTCAAGCTGCCCCTTGCCGACGTAAAACCACGACGTACACCACGCGCCATAATAAGCGGAAAAGTAGTGCAGCTGGAATTGCTGGCCTTTGGCGATGATCTTCAGGATCTGCGACAGCATAGTTTTGCTGATCGACGCCCGGCTATATCCAAGTGCTTCGACCGTGAACAGCGGACTGACTACGGCCACGCCGGTCTGGGTGCGGCCGCTGTCCGCCGTGTAGGTCGTCTCAAAGTCGTACGACAGCGCGCCAGAGTCCGGCTGCGGAAGCACCAGCCATTCATCCGACGGACTTTTTCGAATTTTAATGTATTCCTGTGCCATGTGTTACACCGCTACAAGCGGGTTTTTGCCCGTTTGCCCTTTCCGCAATTTTGCTTCGGTGATGACTTCATCAAACAGTGTGCGGCGATCCAACCGGGCGATAAACTCGTATCGGCTGCCAGCGCCGCCGGCTTCTTCGCGCACGATCTGGCGCAGCAGAGATTCCGGCGCTTCTAGGTTGTTTCCGTTGCGCTGGTCGCCCAACACGGCCAAGAACTGCCGGTTCGCCGGAATGACCGCGCCGCGCGCCAGCATCGGGATCTGCGGCACTGGCAGTGGATTCACGCCCCACAAATTCTGGAACGGTGAAATGCCGAGAAAGTGCGCGTTGCGGATCGTATTCAGCATGAAATTGATCCTGTTGAACGGCACGGCGATGATCGTGTTCATGCCGCGGATAATTGCATTGACGACCGTGCGGAAGGTGCTTTCGATGCCCTCCTTGATGCCTGACCAGATACGGCCGCCAGTCGAAAACACGTCTTTGACCTTCTGCCATGCGTCTCGGAATTTGCTCTGAAACCACTCCGGCACAGACTTGAAGGCGCTTTTGATTCCATCCCACGCAGCCACAGCGCCGGATGAGACCTTTTCCCACAGCCCCCTGAACCAGTCCTTTACGGCCGTCCATTTTGCGATGAGCCAATCCACTGCCGCCGCGGCACCTGCTTCCACGTTAGCAAGATGTTGCTCAAAAGCCGCATCGATACTGCTGATCGTTTTACTGATCCATTCCTTTATGGACGTCCATTTTGCGACGATCCACACGACCACTGCAGCTATAGCGGCAATCAGCAGCGGTATCCACGCCCCTGTGATGATGGCAATAGCGCCGCCAATAGTTAGCAGTGCCACGGTAATAGCCGTAAGATTCTTATTGTTGAAGCCGTTTTTAATCACATCTCGAATTGCCACGCCGAGAAGGACAAGCCCCGCGACGATTGCCGTGATTGCTCCACCAAGCACACCAAATGCCATCCCAAGCCCAGTGACAGCCGCAGCAGCGCCGATGATGTACCCTGTCAGATTGTCGAAATTTATGCCGTTTTTAAGCATATCGACAACGTTGATGGCCATCAGGACAGCCCCCGCGACAGCAAGCGCCAGCTGCTTTGCTTTCGACAAATTCCCCAGGAACTTCTTTCCGATTTTCCACGCAGCGAATCCAGCGGCCACCGCCGCCACATACGGTGACAGCTCGCGGACAACGGCTGCAATCTTGCCGATTTTTCCGGTGTCGACCTGATCGGACAAATCAAATTTCGGCGCCGCACCAGATGACCCGCCTCCACCTCCGCCACCGGAACTATCGTTCGATTCCCAGCGGTTCATTTCGTCCAGCCCGGAAAGCTGTTTTTTTGCCTTCTCGGCCGCATCCCCTGCGGCCTCGGTTGCGGAAGCCTGATTATACAGTGCCTTTGCAGATGCATCCGCTTGTGACGCCGTTTTGCCAAACAACGAATTGATAAACACGGACACAACGGCAGTCAATTTGGCAAGCCACGCCAGAAGCGTTCGAATTGCCGGCAAAATATAGTTGTAGATCGGTGCAAAAGCGGAAATCAGATTACCCCTGATCTGCGCCAAAGATGTTGACATTTGTTTGTCTGCGCCGATTGTGCTAAGCAGCATTTTGCGCATCGTACGCAGCGCTTTGGTAATCATGGTGAAAATGAAGACGCGCTTTGCTAAGCCAGCAATTCGTTTGGTGAATTTCTTAAATTGTTCTGACACATTCTGCGTCGTCAAAGCTGCAAGACGCTGCTTTCCCACATATTCGCTTACGGCAGCGCTGGCTTTTTCCTGCGCGATCTGGCTGCTTTCCAGATTAAGCTGCGCCATTTTCAGCTGCTGCGTCGTTTTCTGGATTGCATCGCCGGTTTCCTGCGATACCGTCCCGGTGCTTCTGGTTTTCTTTTCGTTTTCGGCAACAGCCTGCAGTTCTTCCAGCTGCTGCCGCAGCGCGGCTACCTTCTGTGCGGCCTTGTCCACATTGTTCGCAGCCTTTTTCGCGTTGTTTTCCAGCTTCGCAAGCCCCGCGTCAAACTTGCCGCTATCAATCGCTGCTTCGTATACCAGATCGCCGACAACATCAGCCATCGCGCACACCCCCTGTCATCAGCTGCCGGATGAATTCGTCTTCGTCGTCGGTCAGATGCGCCGACTTGAAATCAATCAATTCCCGGTTTTCGTCGTAGTATTCGCGCTCCCACTTTTCCAGTTTCTTGTGCTTGCGCAGCTTCCGCCGGATGTCCAGGATCGTGGAAAACGTGCAGTCACCGATCTCCATGTAATAGCCGATGAACGTCCACCAGTGCATGTACGGAAGTGCGCGCACGTCCCGCCCGGCCACGCGGTTGATCGGCGCAATGATCATCGGGAAATCCTGTTCCCAGTCCATCTGCTTCGGCTGATGCCGCCGGTCGCCGCGATCCACACCACCATCCAAAAACCACAGCATGAATTTCACCGCGGCGGCCATGTCCGTGATCTGATCCCAGTCTGGGTAAAAGATCTTGACCGCCACTTCGGCGCGGTCCTGATCTGTCAGCTCTGGGTCATTCAACGCGGCACAGATGTCCAGAATTTCGCGAAAGTCGCTTCGGATACGAAAACACCGGCCGCCGATACATGCTGCCTTCGGCAGACCGGTATTCATGATCTGCGCTTCTTCCTGCGCTGACCGCCGCTGTATTTATCCAGGTATTTTGCCTGACGCTTCTGCGCGGCAGCGGTCGCAGCGTCCATCTCGCGCCGGATCTGGCGCGAAACCGCTTCCAGGAACGAAATGATTTGCAGGGAACCGGACGGCGTGAGCGAAACGCAGTAGGCTTTGCCGAACACTGTATCGCAGACGGGCGAAGGGAACGCCGCGTCCACCTGTTCGCGTGCGTAGGCGTCCAGTTCTCGGATCGTCGTGCGGGCGTCCGTATCGCTTTCCTGCGTGCCCATTTCGTCGGCTTTGGCCTTGATCGCCATCGCTGCCGCTTCCAGCCGGTCGATGATACCGATGTCGTTCGGGTCAAAATAGATCTTCCGGTTTGCGTCGCCGTTGATGGTGAACGCTTTCAGGCCGGTTTCAAAAGAAATGTTATTGCTCACGCCGTCACCTCCTTATGCCGTCGCCTTCGTGAACGTGGCCACGCCGTCGGCGATGGCCGCTGTGCCGACCGTGCGCGTGCCGCCGTAGGTCACGTCAAACGGCATGTCCACCGTCTTGTCGCCGCCCAGCGACTTCACTTCGATTGCGCAGCCGCTATAGCGCTCGGCGAACATCGCCGTGTCCTTCGTGCCGGCATAGCAGTGCACGATCATCATGTCCTGTTCGGCCAGCGCTGCGACGTCCTGGTCCTTGATCGCCATCTGCCACAGCTTCGTCAGCGCGGTTTCGCCGGCATCCAGATTGCACGGGTCAAAGGTCTGCGTGATAGTCGGCGCGGACATGGTGGTAAACGTGTTGCCAAGAATGTCCTGCGTGGTTTCCTTGTTCCAGTCATATTCCTGACTGCTGTCCTCCACGCGCTTGCCGATGATCGACCAAACCGGCGCGGAAGACGTGCCGGTATTCAGGAAGGCCATCAGCAGCTTGCGGGCGATCGTCTGCCCCGCAGTGGTGTTAAAAGTCGTACTTTCAGGCATAATGCATCACCTTTCAAAATTATTGTCGTACCGCATCGACAGGGACACGGCCCAGTCTTCCACACCGTCGGCATAGCGACCGGCCAGATAGGCCGCCGACACCTGCACAAATGCAGTGATCGTCCGGCCATCGCCGAGGTCTGGCCACGCAGCAAGCGTGTGCTGCTGGCCGTCCGCCGTGATCGGCTGTTTTTCAAGCCAGCGCGCCAGCTTGTCCAGCCAGCCCTTGATGTGGATGCGGTCAGTTTCCGACTGCGGTACGGCGCGATATACCACCTGAAACGCATAGTTGCATTTCTGGTACACACCGCCCATGATGTCGGTCGTTTCGCTGATCACCGTCGCCGCAGCGGACGGATAGATCCCGACGCCGGACTTGTCGCCCAGCTCGCCGAACCGAATTTCCCGCGCGCCGATGGCCGGGAAGCCATTCAGCAAGCCGCTCAGAATCGTTGAAAAATCTTTTGTGTCAACCATTTGATTCCCCCAGGATGATCCGCTTGCATCCATCCGCCCATTCTTTTCCGTGTTCGTTTTGGGCCACTTCCGCCCAGTGCGGCACGCCGGTCGCAAACCGCAGGTCGCGGTCAGTCGCAACAAGTGTCGCGCCTTCTCTAAAACGCGGTCCGACATTCGGAATGTTCGCAGGGCCTTTCCCGGTTTTTGAATCCACCATGACCTTACCCATATACAGATACCGTGCATATGGGCCTGGGAACACGACCTGCCGGCCGCCTTCGGTGACATACGATTGCTGCTGCAAGTTCCCGCTGCGATACGGCATATATAGCTTGCTGTCCGCAAGCACCTGCTGCCCCAGCCATTCCTGCGCCTTTGCGAATCGCGGACCGTATTTGGCGAACCGGAGATTTACCCGGACGTGCCCTTTGACATAGCTGACGTCCTTATAGTGCTTGATGCCGCTCATGACGCAGTTACCTCAAAGTGCGCAATCAGCGGAAACCACGCGCAGGATGTGATGCGGTGGCACTCCGTGACTTTGTACAGCACATCGTATTCCGCCCAGTCGTGATCGCCGCGGCAGAAATAATCGCCCGGCTGAAATGCGATCAGTCTACTGCGGTCATCCGCCGCCTGGTACACTTCCGGCGTCGCATAGGTCAGCGAGCCAATGGCCGCTTTCGGCACAAGCAGCAGCACATAGTGCCCCGGAACGTCGCCGGTCGTGCCTGGCGTCATGGCGGTTTTCGCTTCCACCTTGACGCCGGTCAGCACGTGCCGCACCCACGTATCGTCCTGACCGCGCGCGCCGCGCACACGGGAAAAAAGCGTGACCGTATCGCTATGCAGCAGCAGCATCAGCACGTCACCCCCGCATACAGCACAAGGACGCCATCCACGGCCACGCCGGAAAGCCAGCGCCGAAGCAGGTCAAACACCAGCGCGTCTCGCGCTGCTATGGTCTTCGCGGCGGTCGTGTAGCAGCTGTCGGCCGCCTTGTATGTGATCGATTCGCTGCCGGACGACACCGACGCCACAGGGCCGGCGGTTTTTATGCCGCCGACGTCTGCGGTTTCAGCCGCGCTGTCACGCGCCTGGTCAATGCGGTAAAGGCATTCGGCCAGTTCGCACGCGCAGTCCTGCAGCTTTTCGGCGTCGGTCGTGGATTCCGGCAGCGTGCCGCCGAAGCGGCCAAACGTAAAGCGGTCAATCTCCCGCGACGCCGCACGCAGGTAGCGGGCAGCAGTCACTTCGTCGCAAAAAGGGGACAGATCGTCCCCGTACCGTTTTACGTATATGTCAAAATCCGCGTACACCGTGATTCACCTGCCGATCACGCGCTTGCGTAGGACTTCACGTGCACCTGCGCAGCGTCCAGCACACGCAGGGCGGCGTTTTCCTCGACCTGTGCCTTCGTGCCGGCAAACAGCTCAGAATCGACCATGCGGACGATACTAAAGTTATCGCCGACACCGAAGGCGTTCGGATCGTACATGATGAATTCCACCTTCGCAAGGTTCGCCGCCGTGACGCTGGCCTTCGTACCGCCGTGCGGATAGTAGGCAAGATCAGCAGACGACGCGAAGCCATTGACTTCGATCCAGGTAAAGCCCATGAAGCTGCCTACCTGGCCGCCGGCAGCGGCGGCGAGCAGCATTTCGTTGGACGTCGGGATATACTTCTCACCGGCGAACTCCAGCATCGTCGCGAAGAAGTCCGGGCTGCAAAGCACGATGGTGGGGTTAGCTTTCGCCTTGACCATGGCTTTGCGTTCGGCCAGTACCTGCGCCTTGAAGTTGGCCGCAGTGGTCTTCGTGGTGTTGGTGGATGCAGTACCCTCGGAGATCAGGCAGGCAAGCGCGCACTGGTTCTTTGCCTCCGCAACTTCACGGGTGGCAAGTGCCAGATGCTCCTCGGCGATCGGGAACGCCACAGCAGCGGCCTGCACGCCGTAGATCTTCTTCGACGCATGAATGTTGTTGTTGAAAACGGCCTGAACCAGCGTGTCAGCGGCAGCGGTGTCCGTGAAGTCACGGCCGGGCGTGCCGACAGATGCTGCGGTGGAGGTCAGCTTGTGCCAGTAGCAGCCGCCGGCGCCGTCGACCATCACGTCCTGATAGGTCACGCCGGGCACAAGCCAGGTCTTATAAAACAGGTTGGGAAGAACAGTTGCCTTGTACTGCTCATCCACGTAAAGGGAACCGTACTGGATAGACATAGATCATCATTTCCTTTCGTAGTCTTAGCCCCTGAAAAACGGATTGTTTTTGTATTTCTGGGCTACGTATTCTTTTGCGCCCCCCGCCGGCGGCACCATGCCGCTGTGATCGGAAGAAAAGCGCGCCTTGCTGGCGGGATCGGCCACAAGGATGCCGGGGATCTCCTTGCCGTTCTGATCGGTGACAAGGCTGGTAAACAGGTCGTCGATCGACTTGCCGCGCGCATCGTCAGACCCCAGTGCTGTCACCAGCTTGTCCGTGATGCTTTCGCGCGTGATGTCGTTGACGAAATGCTTTCCCGACAGGAACGTGTCCACCGTACTGCGCAGCTTCACGGCAGCGGCGTCCTTCTTGCGGTTGTCCCGCTCGGTCTGCAGGTCATTGGTCAAGGTCGTGATCTGACCTTTCAGCGCTGCGACATCCACGCCGTCAAAGGCGGCAAGCTTGCCCTGCACGTCTTTCAGCGATGTGTCCAGCGCGTCGTGGCGTTCCTGCAATTTGGTGAATTCCGCCACGGTCTTGTAGTTCTCGGCGACGGCCTTGCGCAGATCCGTCGCTTTTCCTTCCGGAATCGTAATACCGAAGTCGGAAAGAATGGTCTCGATGTTCTTCATGCGTAATCCTCCTGAACGTGATTTTTAACAGCTCGTCAGCTGTACGGATTGAGCCGGATGAACCACCGGCAGGGTCGTGATATGGCAAAGGGGCAGCCGGTTTCCCGTCCGCCCCTGCGTATCCTGATTCGATTTTGGGTATAAGAAAACCACCTTGCCGATTGGTAAGATGGTTTCTCTAATTATTATGTGAAATAGATTTCCGCTAAAATTTATCCGATTGTTTATTCCGCGATATGTACATAAGTGATCTTTTCAATATCCGTCGCTTTGATGAACTCTGTTGTATCCTCAATCTCATGCAGCCGCTCCGGCGGGTAATCAATATCAACCAGATATACATCCCCCGAATAGACCCCCACGATTGTGCCTTCTCTCCCATCCTTCAAGCGAACACAATCATATTCTTTTGGCCTCTGCATATCATTTTTCCCTCCTCATCTGTCCACAAATGCCGTCGTCATGCGCGGAGTTCTATCCTCCGGGGCGATGATCCATCCCGTTCTAATCGGGACATAGCG